CACGCCGATTCGAGCGGGATGCTCGTTAACCTGACCCGCAGGGATCATTTCTCCGATTAGTAGGGCCGGAAGAATCTGTTGCTCGTCGGTTACTTCACTGGCTGCTTTCTCGTTCGGGTCTTGAACTAGTCTAGGAATAAGGGAGGGGTCTTCCAGTTCTAGGATAGACTTGTCTAACTCAACCTGATTGATCCACGGCGAGTTCATAAACAACTGCTTACGCTGCACCGCTTTGTTCAGCAGCATAGCTTTGCTTACCATATCCATACCACCCCGTGGCTCCAACTGATACTCGTCGTGCAACGCAACAGGGTCAACGGTGAGACTGTCTTCAAGAAATCTATACTGTAGACTTTTCTTATCAAACTGAAGGAGTACGCTCCAAGACATGCGGAACAAATCTCCCAAAGCTTGACGGAAGAGGCGCAGACGCAAATCCATATTCTGCTGCGCTTGAGCGTTAACGGATTCGATCTCAGTGGCAGTGCGGCGATCCCTGTCCGCCATTATTCCATAGTCGGGAACGGTGACTCGCTGCTCGGCTATGGCTTGCGTCTGCTGAACCTCTTTATCAAAGTCCATTGGAGTGCTCGGCATTTGAACCGGAGCAATGCCAAAAGGCAGGATTTGGCCGGGGTTTAGCCTTAAATTAACACTATTAGGCAAGTCTCGCTCGGCTCGGAACAGCGGTTTGTTGAACAGCGTAAAGGCGTCCATCTTCTCGTTCCAGATTTTGCACATCGAAGCCTCGAAAGGTGCAAGCACTTCGCAAACTCCGCGAGGCGAATACCAGCCGCCGTCAGTAATCTCATACTTAGTAACAGCAAAAGGAGGTTGACCGTGATCAAACGGAACCTCCATAGCGTCTCGCAACGGAATCTCTGGGGCTTGCGGAGAGAAACATTCCATCATCCACTTGCCGTCTTCGTCCTGTGTGTAGACTTCCCACACAATTATCTGATCTTCATCATTGGAATGCGTAATCCCCTCACGAATCTCCCGCTCGTACTTCAGATCATCTGTGATGCCGGAGTCCTTAGCGTTGCCGCCCTTAATGCGATCAATGGTTTCCTTACTGGTGTCGTAAATGCCAGAACGCTTGTAGTGCTCTAGGCTCATAGGCATGACCTGTGTGATGCGATCAGCCGTATCCAGACCCTTCGTCCACGGCGGAACGATCATATACATTGGGTCTACCGCTTGGAACTCAACCTGCTTCTTGTCAGGGTTCCAATAAATCTTCATAACCCCCTGACCACTGACAAGCATATGGTCAATCCAACTCATCACCTCAGTGGCGTAGTTGCTCTTCTCGTTTAGCTTGTAGCTAAACCAATGCTCTGCCGCCGTAGTGAACGCACCCAACTGCGAACGCATCGGCACAAAGGTTGCCAGCACATCTAGCCCCATTGCTTGCTGAAAAAACGCAGGCTTGAGTTTATTGATGGTGGTGTCGATTAAGGGGAAATGAAAGTCAGAGGCGTTGGCCCACGGTTTCTGGCGGCGGCGTAAGCCGTCATTCCGCATCTGATACCATAGGGATTGTCGCGTTTCCCATCGTGCGCGACTAGCGACATCCTCAACGATGTCAGTGTAAAGTTCTTTGCTCATACTACTTGCCGTAGGTTGTTTTCTTTTTCTTCTTTTTACCTTTACCGTAAGCCATCTTCAAATTCTCCTCTATACGGGTGCCTTACTCGCTTGCCCGCCCAAGCTGTTATCATCGCTATTTCTACTGATACTGCTGACTCTATGCATCCATCACACACGCCGCCACGGCAAACAGTATCGTAAGCTACTATTTGCCCAATCTCCCCACATACAAAACAAACACCTTCATCTGTCTTAGCGGGCTTTAATGCTGACCGCTGTAAATGCAAAATTTACTTGACTGCTAATAACCTACAAACATGCCATCTGGCAAGCAATCTTCTTTAAAACTTGCTTCGGCGTCTTCGGTTAACTCAGCAAGAGTAGGACGGGTTATGCCACTAAACCTCTCCCACGTTCCCCCTACGCCGCCACCGCACGAAATGCACCCCATCACTGCATCCGCACGGTCAGGACTGTCTAGGCCGCGAGAGCGCATCTTGTCCTTTGGCTCCAGACCCAGCTTGCCTGTTCGGCTGACCTCGGCTCTGCGTGTCACCATCTGCTGATGCAACATACCGTCATCGGGCAGGATAATCTCCCTCTTCTCTATAATTCTTGCGGCAACATGCCACATCTCTGCGGAGCGGTTGGAGTACCTGCTATCAAACGGCTTCGAGCCAAAATTCACCCTATGGATGTCGTATCCCGCATCCATAAGCGCATCACACAACGGAAGACCTAATCCGCCTTCATCAGCGTAGATTTCATCCTGCGCTAAGTTGTGCTTCTTAATTAAATTCAATATCTTGCCGATAGTCACGTTAGTGTTCTTTTCCCGCCACGTTACCATCTCGACCACCTTATTGCCGTTACGCAACGCAAACACACACTCGTCTCCGCCTGCGGCAAAGTCAATGAAGGCAACCCGCATTCCCGTCTGCAACTCAGGCGGGTTTTGCATACACTGCTCCAAAGACTTTTGGTTCAGGACAAGCCCCTCGCTGCTATCGTCCACAAACTCCCCATAGATCATCGAGCGTATCAGCGGACTATTCTCGCCGTACATCTCAATCTGAGTGTCAATCCACTCCTTTGTAAGATGAGGGCAGTCAAATGCGGTAACAGTGTGGCAATCCCAGAACTTACGCTTCTTTGTGAACGATTCGTAGAACTCGCCCGCAGCGGCTCCGGGGCTGCTCATAATTAAAAGTCGTGATGGCTGGCAGCGAGCGATGGCTGTGAAGATAGGATCAGGCACAGTCTTAGCCTCATCGACAATCATCAGAAGGTTCTCTGTCGGCCCCTGCCTGTGCCAGCCCTCAAACTTGCCTGCGTCATTCGTACTGAAGCCGATAGCGCGGCTGCCGTTGGAAAACTCCAGTTCATTGCTAGTTGCCCTCCAGCCCTGACCCAGCCCACGGACGTATTCCTTTAGCTTCGGCCAAAGCTGACCTTCCACCTGACGCCAGACCCCCGCCGTGGTGACCACAAGACTTTGGGGGAAGCGAACCATATGCCACAAGATAGCGGATGCTGCGACAACACTTGTCTTACCAGAGCCGTTAGCCGCCTTCAAAGCTACCTGACACTCTTTCGCCTCTAAAGACTCCAACACATCCCTCTGCCACTGGTACGTCTCTAAGCCTAGAAAGTTCTTTGGGAAGTTGCACAGACGGCTGGCCTCCTCCAAAACCTCCTGCTCTTTTGCAATCTTCTCTAAAGCCTTATGCTTGCGCTTCTCGTCTGGAGACAACACAAGTGAGGGAGCAGGGGCTGGCTTAATCTTGCGGCGAGGTACAATAATGTCCCGCTCACCCTTACGCTTAGGAGGCTCACCCTTCTTAAAGACTGGCTGAACCGTCAGCGTCTTGAGCTTCTTCTTTTTGGCGGGCATTAGTTGCGAGTCTTAATCCGCTCTGGAATCGAAGACAACTGCGAGAGAAGCTCAGGCGAGATACTGCTCTTCGCGGACGAATTGTCGCTTCCAGCCGTCTTCGGACTCCAGTGCGGGAACCGCGATTGCAGGAAAGACAATGCCAGCTTCCCATCGCGGCTTTCTAGAATCTTGTCGATGAACGCCTCTTCAGCGCGGGCTTGAGCCGCCAGCACCTGTGCGTTGAACTTAGGCTTCTCCTTACGGAGTTGATCAACCCGCTTCGCACTGATGCCGCAGGCGGCACAGGCTCCAGTCAGGCTGACACCCTTAGAAAGCTTCTCAAGAAACAGATCGAGCGTTTCGCCCGTTAGGTTCTTCTTCACCGATATCTCGGACATAGGAAAATGGTACCATCAAGTTAAAACGTGTCCAGTTCTTTTTGGGGGGGATGTATAGGGAGGGGCGGCGATGGGGTGGTGGTATCCCCCCGTGGTCGCGCACGATACACGCGCCTGCTACCCGCGCAAGCCTGCATGAGCCTCCCTTATCCTGCCATCAGAAAAACTTATATCTCGCTGCACGCCCGCGCAACCCCCGCCCGCTCTACCACAGCGGAAGTATGCGCCAACGCCGCACGCGCAATCCTCAAGCCTAAAAACAGCAAAGCCTCAGAATGCGCTGTGATGCGTCTTCTCGTGCGAATAGTATCTGAACACCAGAGCATAACCCTATAGCCCCATACAGCAACCTCGCGCCAGTACGGCCATATTCCCAACGCGCAACCCAACCCACAAAAACAAGCCCAACCCACGCCAACCCTGACCGCCTCAAACGGTATCGTTTGCCCATCCATCGCCAGCCCAACCGCCAACGCCAACGGCCACCGGATAAAACTTGCGGGCAATGCGCCTTTTAGCTTGTGCAAAGGTACATTCTATGGGATTCTAAACCCGTGCCGCGCGTGTGCGGCACTCGCGAGAATTAGCCACTCGCGATTGACATAACCCTGCAGGCTACAGGGAAACGAAAGGTAAAAGATGAAAGATTCATTGCGTAACGAACTAGTGCAATTCCACAACGGGAGCGTTTCAATTGAGGATTCAATCCGAAAAGAGGCAGACGCCTTCCCAAAATCGGCCACCAAAAAAGGGCCGGAGTTGCTAGTGAAAATACTAGAGGCCACAATCTCCGTCATCTGCGAGGCAGATAAAGAGAACAAAAAGCCAAAGGAGCACCCAACTTACCGCACAATCAATGATATCTGTAACCGCATTATAAGTGAAAAAGGTTGGCCCAAGAAAACGGCCAATACTCGCGGCACTGGCAATGATTTGAAAAAGCTTGCCGATGCTATCACCAAAGCGGTCGCAAATGAGGCGGATTCCATTGAACCCACCGACAACCTGCGCGACATCCTTCCCCGCCTAACGGGGGCAGGAATTCAAGCTGGGATCGCATTTGCGATTGAGGGTGCCAACGCTACCAAAGACCGCGAAACGGTCGAAAAGAAAAGCGTTAGCGTGGTGCGTAAGATGAACAATGAGCAGCGCATCTGCTTTGTTCACGATATCGTATGGGCGCAAGCCAAAAAGATTGTCGCCGAGTACAAAGCGAAAGCACCTGATGCGGCGCAGGAAAGCAGCAACGCGCAAGCCAATGCTGAAGAAACCGTTGAAAATGCCATAAAAGAAAATGGCAAAAAGTTGCAAGACATTGCAAACAAGACGGCCACCAAAGGCGGCAAGCGCACACGCGGACGCGGCAAAAAGGCCACCGCGAAGGAATAAACCTAGCAACAAACCCACCCGAAAGGGTGGGTTTTTTTGTGCCCATACATTGCCGCCCCTTGCCAATATGGCGGGAT